ATCTCTACCGGGATGCCGCGGACAAAGAAGGAGTGGAATCCGCATTCGTCTTCAACGACAACGCCCTGCAGCGTGCCCTGAAGCGCATCTACGAAAAGAACTTCCACCCCATGACCGACATAGAGGAAGACCTTTTCAACGAAACCTTCCGCATCATCACGAAGGCCACCGATGAAGGGCTGTCCATGAGTTCCCAAGAAGTAGATGTATCGTTCCGTCAGAAGCTGGACTATAACAATGCCGTCTTCAGCGCGTTCAAAGTTCACCGTATGCAGAACGATATCGCCTCGCAGCTCCACGATTCAAACGGTGTTCTAAAACCATTCGAACAATGGAAAAAGGACGTGTACCCCATGCTGGACCACCACAAGGAACATTGGCTTCGCACGGAATACAATACCGCCGTGCTCCGTTCCCAACGAGCTGCGGACTGGCAGCGGTTCGAGCGCGAGAAGGATATCCTCCCCAACCTGGAATGGATGAAGAGTACCAGCGCCCACCCGGGAGCCGACCACGAAATCTATTGGGGGGTCATCCTTCCCATCGGCCATCCATTCTGGAACAGCCATTGCCCCGGCGACCGCTGGAACTGCAAATGCAGTCTGGAGAGTACGGATGAACCTGCAACCGCTGTACCCGGTGACCCGAATCCGGAAGACAACAAGCCTGCACCGGGACTGGACAACAATCCGGGAGTGGACGGGAAACTGTTCAGCGATTCTCATCCCTATATAGCCAACGGCTACGAAGGGGCGAAAGACGCGGTAAAAAAGTTCATCGCTGAAAAGGTGAAGGAAGGTACTGTGATAAAGGTGGATTACGAAAGCGGAAAGGAACTGGATTCTACAGGCAAGTTCCTGCTGGACCCGGACTATGGTAAACGGCTGAAAACAAGCGTCAGGGCGGATGCTACGGAAGTGGAAGAAAACACCCGTGCTGCAAAAGCGTTGCTCGGTTCATTCCCGAAAATGAATATCCGCATCAATGAGCATGTGTTGGAGGAAGGACACAAGAACCCGGAATATACCATCAACGGAAAGATTGCGGACAGGAAGGGGGTAGAAAGCGAGAAAGGAATCGCATCAGCCTTTAACAAGGCCATCAGGCAGGGATGCGAAACAGTAGTGATTGACTTGGATATGCACCTGAAAGAGAAGACGTTGAAAGTGCGTGATCTTGCAAGATACATAGACTGGAGAAGGAATGACTTTGAAAGCGGTTCTATCCATGAATGTTACGTGATTTACAGGAACCGTTCCGTCAGGATAGGAAAGTCCGACAAAGGCCGCGAGGAAATAGAGACGATATTGAAACAATTAGAGCCGTAAAAAATACGGCTCTACGCACAAGGCTGCACAACTTGAAGTTATCGCGTCTTTTCGGCCCTTCCTTGTTTCTGCAAATATAGAATTAATAATCTGATAAACAATGGATATAAAGGAATTTAATCGCTACATGGAGCAAAAATACAAAGAGATGGATGATTTCATGCGTTCCAAAGCTCCGGTATTGGCAGGAAACATAGCCAAGCGCCACATACAGGACGATTTCCGTAAAGGGGGATTCACCTGCAACGGCTTCCGGAAATGGAAAGAAACCGGACGGCAGAAAACAGGAGGTTCTTCCGCTTCCTCCTCTTACGGCCCGTTGCTGAGCGGCAGAAGATACCTGATGGACAGCATCGAATATGTTCCGGCAGATTATCAGGTGACCGTTTACGCCCGTGCCCCATACGCCCCCATACACAACTGGGGAGGTACTACGCATCCCACGGTTACGCCGAAGATGCGGAAATATGCCTGGGCAATGCACTATAAGGAAGCGGGTGAGGATAAAGACAAAGATACGATGTGGAAGCGTCTGGCGCTTACAAAAAAACAGAAACTGGACGTCACCATCCCCCAACGTCAGTTTGTCAGCCCCAAGCCGGGCCCGGAGCTGGAAAAGAAGGTATGGACTAAAATAGATAATGAACTGGAAACAATTATTTTAAAATAAACTCTTATGGAAGAACTGTTCAATGATATGCAAAGGCAGATCGCTACTCAGCTGGGCGATGCCGTCTCTCTGATAGATGAAGACTACGGACAACTGGAAGCCCTGATGAACGGTGAAGACCAATACCCCGTCACCTTCCCCTGTGTGCTGGTAGGCGCGCCCGAAGTAACTTGGCGTTGTTTGGGGGGTGATACCCAGCAGGGCACCTGTACACTGACAGTCCGCCTGGCATTCGACTGCTACGATGATACCCATTACAGTAGCGGACAGGAAGGAAAAGCGGCGGAACGTCTGTCACTGTCCAAAAAACTGAATAAGAATATTCACTTGTGGAAATTCAAAGGCTGTGCCAGGGTGATGGTACGCAAGCATACACGCTCGTTTTCCCTGCCCGGCGGCATCAAAGTCTATGAACACACTTACGAGACCGATGTGGTTGAGGACTAGAACAGTGACATCTGCGTATTGATGCTTTTCAGCCCCTCAATGATGCGCGGCTCCGCACTGGCATTGATGATGTTGTAAAACGTCTTTTCGCAGATGTGGTATTTCGGCCAGATATGACGGCGCAGTATTTCGCGGTTGCTCAGCCCCGAACGGCTGTGCTCGTCGTAGATGCGGATGATGTCATCCACCCTGTACAGATAACTGCGGCCTACTATTTTTCTGTGTTTACGCATCTTTTTGTCTTTAAAATGGAAATAACTAAATAACCTGCTGAATATATTGATTAATACCTGATTGTATCTGCAAAGATAGAAAATATCACTATAAAATTCAGTTAAAACAGAAAAAATATTCCGTTAATTCACATATTCGTCAACTCCGTATCATCCGCATATTGTATATTCGCACCGTGTTCGCGACACAGAGACAACATTTATTTTTTAATTCTTAATTCTCAATTCAAAAAGATTATGGCAGAAATAAACTATTCCATTGCAGAAATGAAAAATCCGTCCGACAAGGATGCCACTCCCAAATATTACGCCAAGATGCAGGCAAGCGGTGTGGTAGACCTAGACGACATGGCCGAGGAAATATCCTACGCCACCACCCTGACCGACGGTGACGTGCTCAACGTGCTCCGCGCCCTCATCAAGCAGATGAAGAAGAACCTCGCGGCGGGCAAGATTGTCCGCATGGAGAAGTTCGGCTCGTTCCAGTTCCAGCTTTGCAGCAAAGGCGCAGACTCGGAAGAGAAGTTCTCGGCCGACAGCATCAAGAAGGTGAATATCCAGTTCCGCCCCGGCGCGCTGGTGCGCGAGGCGCAGAATCTGAAGACGCTCAACTTCAAGAAGGTGCCCAAGAAGACGGCCGGGAAGGACGTACCGGCCAAGGCGCAGGACTAGCATGGGGTAAATGCCAGCCTACTATGCAGTGATTCACCGACTACCCCATAGTAGATGACCGGCTACTATGGGGTAGTTTTTTATTAGTATGAACCATAGGGCAGACCCCGTGTGTCTGTCCGCAAACACGAAGGAAGGAGACAAGAAGTATGAAAGCAATTTATATGAGCGAACTGGCACTGGAGTATTTTCCGCGTTCTACCAAGCGGAGTGCCGTGACGCAGCTGCGCCGATGGGTGGTGCGTGCCGTTGCAGCGCAGGCTGGAAGAACTGTCGTTTCATAAAGGGCAGAGGGCGCTTACGCCGTTGCAGCATGAGGCGGTGGTGGAGTTTCTGGGTGAACCGGGAGAATAGACCTTTTTGCGGAGGTCTGCAAAATGATACTCCCCGGCAGACACAACCGTCTGCCGGGGAGTACTCGTTTTCTTGTTATAGGTTATATTGTTATTTTTTCGATGCCTTGTTTTCGCTGTTGTCTTTATTGACGAAAATCGAAATGATGGAAACAATAGCTGTTCCTCCTAAGAAAGTAGCAAGCCAAGGTTTATCCAGATACAATGCGTAAGCAGCAACGGTGAGAAACGCAATCAGACATAAAAACGCAAAAAACATACCCCACCAGTTCATTCTTCCTGTTCTTCCGTCCGCTTTGCTTATTATTTGGAGCTTCTTCTCATCCATCTTATGCCTGTGGCTTTGTTCTTTTATTGAAGCGTCAATCAAATAATCTACAATGCGGGGGTCTATTTGTTTGTATGCTTCAAGTTCTTGAGGGGAAGGCAGACAATTATCATCTACTGTATAAGTTTGTTCCAATTGTTTCCCGACCCCTTGCTCGGTAGAGACCTGAGTCTCTTTTTGTTTGATTTCTTGCTTACCCATTTCTTAAAGCTAGTTTGTCGAATGATTTACGTACATCTTTTTCGATAGCTTTGCGGTCTTTTAATACATTCTGACGGTCATCCGAACGACGGCTTTCTTTCCCGAACATTTCTTCTTTTAGTTCAAGGATTTCCTTTGATTCTTTATGGTAGCGTCCTTTGGAAGCATCGCGGAATGTAGACGTTCCTTTCTTTATGAAACGACTCAATTCTTTTATTACACACATATTGGCCTCCATTCTTAATTGATTTATATTTAAACCCATATTCCAGTAAAAAGGTTCGCACTTTTATATTTAATTGTAATAGCTATCGGAATCTTCATTTTGAAACACGCTACAAATAAACGAAAAAAGAATGGTTTACGCAATTATTGTCGCTACTTTGTGGTTCTCTTGTGGTCTTTTTGTGGCTTCTTCGTAGTGTGGCCGTGCTGTTCCGGATACAACAATCCCCGGCAGACACAACCGCCTGTCGGGGATTATCATTTTGGGACTCATTTCTGTTTCGTGATATTCCAAACCCGTCCTCCCGTCTTGCTCACCGCCCGCTCCATGAACTCCATAGCCTTGTAGTCTTTGGGATCAACGGTGAAGGTCACCGCCACCAGCCCGGGGGGGGGTGCTTCTTGAAAGGTGATGGGCATCGGGCGGTCATAGCGTACCCAGTAGGAGAGGAATTCCACGCACCGCGCTTCATCCAGCTGCACCGCCAGGCGTTGGGGACCGAAGATGTCGAGACTTATCCCTTCCATGACACTTTGGTCTTGTCTTCGGGTATGTAGGGAATGACGGTCACGTCTATCACTGCGCTCACCACAACGCGGCCGCTTCCCAGGCAGTCGGGGCAGGTTTCGGTGATCTCGTTCTCTTCGCGCTCATCCAGCCGGGTGAGGCAGCCCCGGCCGCCGCAACGGCGGCACAGAGCTACTTTGGGATGTTTG